ATAGGTACTCCACCTAATCTTCCAACAAAACCATTTCTTAATGCTTCATTTGCTAAATCATTACCATTTGCATTTGCAAAAGTATTAGTCAAATTTGCTTTAAGATCATAAGCTACCATTGGATGTAAAACTGCTGATACTCCGTCCATTGATACTCCAGCATTTCTTACATTTGCTATTGATTGAAATACTAAAGCTGCAGTTAAAGCTGTTGAGCCTGAACCTACTGCTGTACTAAAACCATCAAACAATGCTGTTAAGTCTGTGTCTATTTTTTTTGCTATTGACTCTCCAAACAATCTACCAATATCTGCAGAAACATTTCTTGGTGAAGAGTTTCTTGCTAGATCAGTTAGAGTAGTCATGATTCCATTTTCTGATGCTGTTATAGTTACAGAAGTTGGATTTATTGCTGTGTTAGATAAATCAGTTGCTTCACTTACTGCTGCTGCCGAAACTGCAGAATAAATTGGAACTTCAACTGACTTTCCACCACCAGCGATAGCATAGTTTTTTACAAGTGGTCTCATTATTGATTTTTCACTTGCTACAAACAATGCCTCTGCAACAATCTCAGTATATAATTCCGAGAGTGTTGACGATGTAGTTTCATTTGCCATTTTAATTACCTATTATTTGTTATTTGTTAAATTAATTTGAGTAGGTTTTGAATCTCGTTCTTTTCGATACTCTGAATATCTAGCACGATCTTCTGGCTTACTCATATCTAAATCCTGAATGTTAAAAGGTTTTACAGTTTTACCCTCGATACTGCTCTGGCTCCCTACACCAGCTTTAGACCCTTGCGAGAAATGTGGGTTAGTATCTAAAAACTCTTTGACTGATTCCTCAATCGTAAGTAGTTCTCCTTTGTCGTTATACCTAATATTATTATGTTTATCAAGTACCTCTATACGATTATCGTCAGAAAGTTTTATATTGCTTTTCATCAATTCTACGATTTGTTGAGGATTAACTGCGTTCATTCTTGAAGCTACTGACATTACAGAATTATCAATTTTTTCTTTTTTTATCATATTTTTGTAATTAAGAATTTCTTGATCTTTTTCTGATATTCTTTGTTTCATCAAGTTTTCTATATCAGCTTTTGTCTTTGCTTCTTGTATTTGCTTTTCTTTAAGAAGTTCATCATCTTTTTTCTTTTGTTCATCAAGCAATCTTTGACTCTTTGCTTTTTCTTGCTCAAGTCTTGCTTTGATCATGTTATCTATTTGTGCTTGATTATATGTTTTTTCTTCTGCTTTTTCTACAACAGGTGTTTCTGTTTTTTCTGTTTCAGTATTTTCTACTGCTTTTTGTTCTTCTGACATTGTATCTCCTTATATTTTAAGTTTGCCATCTGTATCATACCAATCTGGATTTACAAATGACCATTGATGCCGACAATTATAACCACCACGAACAATTAAAGGATTACCAGACTTCTTACCTGACCAACCTCTACTTCTCCATAGCTTGTTGACTTCATCAATTGTGAATAGTCCACCATTTCTTTTATCATATGATCCTGATCTTACAAGCCTACAAAAATCTCTAGTAGTAGGTATATTTGAGCCTTGATATTTAACAAAAGTAAGACCAGCATCTTTAGACTTTGCAAGGTTTAGTTGTGCATCAAACTCTCTTAATGAGTCGTTTAATATTTGACCAGCATATCGTTTCATGTTTTCCCCAGCCCTATCTCTTGCAAATTTTGATTGTAAAGTCTGTATGTTTTTATCTAGCCTTGCTCTTACAACTTTACCTTGTGCAGTTCTTTTGTCTAATCTTCTAATTTTTACTTCGTCTTTTTTAATATCTTTTACCAATACATTAATTTTTTTATCATCAGAACTAGCATATATACCATTTATTGTTTGTCTTAATTCTCTTTCTAATTCTGTAAACTCTACACTTGTCAATGTAGCTTGATATATCTTTTCAGTAATTCTTCTTGTCATTGTATTTGCAACATCTTTAAATTGTGTAAATGATTGTCTTTTTAGATTTGTAATGAGTGTTAAATCTGCATTAGTTAATTGTTGAAACTCAATAGGAATGTTGCCTATTCTTTTAAATGCTTTTTCTATTCTTTTTGCTTGTTTTGTAAAACCCTCTCTTACAACTGTATCTGACCATGCTAAATATTCCTTTTCTAGAATCGTTCTAATCTTTGGTTGCATAGATACTGCAATTTTAAGATCATACAATCTATCTAAATCATCTGTTGGTAAAGTTCTTCCAGCAAGACTTGTAATATCTCGTTCTATTTTATCTAAAGTTTGTATTAATGATTCGTAGTATTTTGCTTCAGCAATTTCTATTTGCCTAATTCTGTATTCTGTAAAGTCTTGTACAATATCTGACATTCATTAAACTTCTTCTTCTTCTACTTCTTGATCTTGTTGTACAGGCTCGTCTTGAGTAAACTGACCTACTTCTGCATTAGAATCTATTTCATCAAATATTTCTGATAGTTTTTCATCATCATCTACAACTGCTCTTGCAATCTCTTTATCAATTTCTTTGTTAAGAGTATTTGATGGTACATTTACTGCTTTTGCTTGTTGATAGAAAACTAAATCAGTTGCGTAATCTCTAATGTTAAATGAATCTGGGTAATTTATTTCGCCATCAAATGTTGTGTTTTGATATTCTGCATAACATTTAAAAATTTGTTCTTCTGCTAATTGTAAGTTATCTGCCTTTTCTGATAGCCTTGCATTTAATAACTCAAACTCTGTTTGTAAAGCAATACCAGACTGTACTTGTGTTTTTGTAGTTCTTACTGCTCCTGTGTGTGCAATTCTATTAATTGATTCTACTTTTTTTGTAATAGAGTCCATAATTGCTACAAGGTTTTGCCCTGATGGTTGCAATAAGTATGGTTTAAGATTTGGCTCCATTTCGTCAGGCATTTCTATAACTGCACCAGCACCAGCACTAGCATTAACACCATTTGTTTTAACTAAAGATGGGTGGTTAGTTAATCTGATTAATTGTTCTATCTCTGAAAATTCATTGTAAATTGCTTTCTGCATATCAGCTATGTCAGTTAAGTCAGATTGACCAATTCCCCTCTTGTGTGATTTAGAATTGTATAAAATAACTGCTGGTATTTTGCCAATCTGATTCTCGGCAGTATCTATTAATGTTGGCTCTGTTCCATGTTCTTCAACATAAATAGTATCAACTCTATCAGGATACCATAAACGCATATATGAGCCACCAGATTTATCTACTTCTTCTCTGATTTTTAAGTAGTTTAATATGTACTTACCATTTGGTTGTCTTTCAAAGTTCCAATCAAATATATTTTCTGGAGTTACGATTGAAAGATAAGGTCTTATTTCTTGATTTATCTCTTCTGCTTTTGTTGTTGTTTGTATATTTGGTTTGTCTAATATCATCATGCAATGTCCATAAATAGACGCATAATTTTGTGCTTGTTTAATTACAGATGTAAAACTATTACCCTCTAGGTCTGCATCTTTTAAGAATTGTTCTAAACTAGCCTCATCTTGCATACCACCAAAATCTCTACTTGCTTTGACTCTAAATAAAAATGATGAATAAATTTGTATTATGTTTTTACAATGATTATCACAAGGAGTGTTTGCTAGTCTTTGATTAAATTCGTTATCAAGTTCTAAATTGTATCTGTTAAGATATTGACCAATCATGTAGTCATATCCACCATTGTAAGAACGAATATAATATTCCCAATTTTTTACATTTTCTTCAAAGTCTTTATGTAAGTCTAATGCTTGTTCTCTTGAGTATGCCATACTATCTTTGTCTAATGTTCCATCTTTGAGGTTTAAAACTACGAGGAGTTGTTGTTAAAGGTTTTACAATTTCTGTTAAATAACCAATAGCATCATTCATATGATCGTAGCCTTCTTCCTTGTCAGGAATATTTGTGTTTTCCTTGTATATCTGTCTTTGTAACCCTTTTATCATAATTTTGCAAGATGGCGAGATAAAAATATACCTCTTACCATCAGCTGACTTTAATCTTGAATTGACTGCGTTAACTCTATCTCTTATTGGACTATGTTTTAATTTACACTTAACACTAAACCCAGCATTTTGTAAAATTGTTAAATCAGTTCTTCCACCTGCAGAAGTTTTTCTTTGACGACAAGCTGGGTCAGGATAAACAAAAATTCTAGTTTTTGTTCCATACCTATCTCTAATTTCTTGTACCATTTCATCAGTATTGCTTGAGTAAATTACTATCTCATCTATAAAATGTATTTTATCTCTATCAATTTGTGCAACACAGGCACTCATAGGATCGACATTGAAATCAAGACCAATGTGTAATGGTTTTTGCCAATCAATCTTTTTTTCTAAAACATTATCAACAGCATGAAAATTATAATATACAGCACCAGCATAGTTTTCAAATGTACCCTCAAACTCTTGTCTAAATGTTCTAATATCAACATCTTGTTTAGCTTGTTCAATTTCTTCTGCTGGTACCATGCCACCCTCTAATGTAGTAAACTGATAACTATCCCATTGTGATTCTCGTTTGCCTTTTTCATACATTCTGTATGACCAATTACCAAAGCCTTTAGGCGACCCACACATTAAAACATCGCCCTGTGTGTCTGCAACAGATGCTCTTAATACCTCTGTCCATGCCTTTTCATCAATGTCTGCAAACTCGTCAAGTATAAGAAAGTCAATTCCTACTCCACGCAATGAATCGTAATTCTCACAACCTTTTAACGATATAATACTACCAGAGTTTCTTATTTTTATTGATAGGTTTGTTTCGTTAATAGTTTCAATCCAGTTAAAATCAGATAACATTTGTTTTAACTTTAACCATACAATTTCTCTAGCCATCTTAAATGTAGGTGCAACATACCATATAGTTTTTTTTACCCTTGTTGCATATTTCATCATTTCAGTAATGCAAAGATAGGTTTTACCAAATCGCCTACCTGACACTAAAACTCTAAATCTTTTATTTGATGATGATATAAGATGCTGGGGTTTTGTTAGAGTTATCTTCATTACAACCAAATTTTATATATATTTTGTGTTCGTTAATATCTGCTCTACCAATTTCTTCTGTTCTTTGTAAAGATAATTTATATCCATCTACCATACAATCATAGCCATCTTTGTAGAATTTATCTACTTTAAAAGGTGGTAAGCATTGACCTGATGTAGCACTACACATTATCATTGTTAATATAAAATTCATTTACTTTTTCTTTTTGTAATATTTTCTGTGTACTTGGACTCTCCAAGACCAATGAAATATTGTTCTGGCAATTTTGCCTATTTTTTCTACAAACCAATCTATCATTTTTAATACTCATAATCATGGATATAATAGCATATCCTTTGCTTCCTGTTCTAAATCTTGTATTTGTTTAGCAAGTTTTTTATTATCTTTTTTAACTTCATTTATTTTATCATCTTTTGAGGATAATTCTATTTCTTTTAAATTAATTATAGCCTTTAATGTGTCAACCTCTTTTTCTAAAATTTTAATTTTTACCTCTAAATCATTCTCGCCTTTATGCTTAATTTCATTCTCAAATGTTTTATCTACTGCTAATACTTTTATTACATCTACTTTGTTCATTTTAAAATTAAAGAAGTAATCTTCTTCTCACCCATATAAATTTCTATATTAGCTTTTGATTTAATGCATTGATAATTAACTCTATCATTTGCAGATTTATCTCTCATAGCATATCTTTTTGCTTTTAAGCATTTACTTAAACTATCTTGTATTCTATGTTCTTTAATTTCATTATCAACAATTAACAAAAGTGCAAAGACAACCTCAACCATCAGTGACTCCCATTTCTAAGTTTATCTATAATTCTTTGCATAGCCGTCATCTGTTCTTTTAAATGATCTATGTTAACTTTGTTATATCTTGATGCTTCTATCTCTTTTTCTATTGACTCAATTTGAGTTGCTAAATGTTCTATCAACATAAACATTTCTAAATTTTTAGGCTCTTGTTCTGCTTTCTTTAAAAGGTCTGCACTAAAAAGGTGATCTGCAGTTTCTAATTTATTTAATCTTTCTATAACACCAAAGTATGCCCATACACCAATAGCAACTGCTGAAACTATTGCTAACATATTTCTTATTGGCATTGATACTGATGTGTTCTCGCTTATCTTCATCGCCAACTCCTTAACGACCAATATGCTGGACTCAATGATTTCTGTCCACGAACTTTCTTAAGCACTCCACCCATACGAGCCATAAACGATCTCTTTCTTGCTGGTATATGTTTTTTAATAGACATTGTCTTGCTACCAAAGTTAACTTTTTTAATATTGCCTGTTCTTTTGTTTCTGACAAACACCTTAAACTTTTTTACATCGCCACGCATAATCTTGCCTAGCTTTACTGTTCTGCCTCTATACTTTGCCATGTCAAACAAATAACATATATTATCTACATATGCACCCATAAAAATAACCACTGCCATCTTTCATCATATGTAGGTTATGTGGATAGTCTAAATAGTCTGTAAACTCTAATCTAATAATTTCACACAAGCTAAAGCAATCTACTTCTGCAAGTATCTTAATATGACTCA